CTATTAAGCTATCTGCTTCTTAATTTCAATTTATAGGGTATCTTATTATTAGATACCCTTTTTTATTGCCATGTATCATTCATCAAAGAAAAAGAAAAAAAAGAAAGGTGGGAGGGATTCACTTAAAATAAAAAAGTATTAAACAATGACTGTAGCTGCAACCACTGAACTTGAAGCTATCAATATAATGATGGCTGCTATAGGAGAAGCACCTATAAATACCTTGACAGGTACATTACCTGCTGATGTAGTAATGGCTCAATCTACTCTTACTGAAATAAATAAACAAGTTCAATCAGAAGGTTGGTCTTTTAATACAGAAATAGATGTAACTCTTACTAGAGATTCTTCTAATAATATAAATCTTTCTTCTGACGTTTTAAGAGTAGACGCTAATATTCATCAACACCCAACTGTTGATCCTATACAACGTGGATTAAAACTATATGATAGGCAAAATAATACATACGAATTTGAAGAAGATTTAATATGTACTGTTGTTTACTATAGAACTTTTGCTGAGATACCAGAACAAGCTAGGTATTATATGACCATTAAAGCTGCAAGACTATTTGTAGATAGACTTATTGGTGATGACGGATTAAGAACATATACAAAAGAAGATGAAACAAGAGCAAGAGCTATACTTACAGAAACAGATTATGCAAATGCAGATCACAATTTACTAAGAGGAGACCCTTCTCTTACAAGTATCTTTGATACTTATAATCCTTCTAGTGCTTTAATTAGATAACTATGGCTGTTATATCAAGAGCTATACCTACGCTATTGAGAGGTATATCACAATCTTCTGATGCTTTAAAACAACCAGACCATGCTGATATACAAGACAATGCTGATAGCAACCCTGTTCTTGGTCTTACAAAAAGAAGTGGCTTTCAATATTTATCATCTTTATCATCTTCAACTCTTGGTAATGTTCACATACAAACTATAAATAGAGATGCTAGTGAAAGATATGTCGCTGTATTTAGCAACGGTAATGTACAAGTTTTTGATTTAGCTACAGGTAATTCTGTAAATGTTAATAAACCTGATGGCACTACTTATTTAAATACTTCTTCACCTAGAAGTGTAATAAAAACAGTTACTATTGCTGATTATACATTTGTTGTTAATACAGGTATAACAACAGAAATGGATAGTACTCTTAGCGGTGGAACTGGCACAAAAGCTATTGTATTTATAAATCAAGCAACAGCAAATACGACTTATAAAGTAACAGTAGATGGAGTGACGGCCACTGATAATACTTCTGGTGACTCTACTTTAAGTACAGATACAGTTGCATCTGATTTAAAAGCAGGATTAGAAGCAGGTCTTACTGGTTTCACTATAAATAGAAATGGTCCTGTATTATATATAAGAAAAAATGATGGTAGCAATTTTTCAATAGAAGGTAACGATACGCAAGGTAATACTAAGATGACAATAGTAAAAGATTCAGTACAGAGATTTACTGATCTGCCTACTGTTTCTCCTAATGGTTATGTTGTAGAAGTAAAAGGAGATGATGATACAAACTTTGATAACTACTACGTCAAGTTTGTTACTAACAATGGAGAAAATCTAGGAGAAGGGCAGTGGGAAGAAACTGTAGAGGCAGGTATACAATTTAAATTTAATTACGATAAGATGCCACATATTTTAGTAAGGCAAGCAGATGGTGAATTTAGATTTGCAAGGGTAGATGGTGATACTTATACGTTGTCAGGAGTAACATATACACTACCTAAATGGGGTGAGAGAACTGTTGGTGATACAGATTCAGCACCTAACCCTTCTTTTATTGGTAGTAAAATTAATAATGTATTTTTCTTTAGAAACAGACTTGGATTTCTTGCAGGTGATAATGTAGTTCTTTCAAGAGTATCAGAGTTTTTTAACTTTTTTCCTGAGACTGTTGTATCTATTTTAGATAATGAACCTATAGATGTAGCTGCATCTCATACCAAAGTAGCGATATTAAAAAGTGCAGTAACTATGGGAGAAAGACTTATATTATTTAGTGACCAAACACAATTTGTATTAACAAGTTCAGCAGATAATCTTACGCCTAAAACAGCTAACGTAATAGTCGCAACTGAATTTGAAAGTAGTGCAGCAGCACAACCTGTACCTTCTGGTAGTTCTATTTACTTTTTAACGCAAAAAGGTTCTTTTGCTGGTATTAGAGAATATATCATTCAAGGTGAAAATAAAATAAGAGATGCAGCAAATATCACAATCCATGTACCAAGACTAATACCAAGTAATATTTTTAAAATGGCAGTTTCTACTAATCAAGATATTCTTGTTTTATTAGGTACAGATAATTTAAATAAACTTTATGTATATAGATGGTTGTATGGTGCTGATGGACAAAAAGCTTTAAGTAGTTGGTTTACTTATTCAATCAATTCAAATAGATCAATTTTAAATGTAGATTTTATTGGTACAGATTTGTTTGCTGTTATAGAAGAAGCTAATAAAGTAACACTTGAAAAAATACCATTTGAAACTGAATTTAGAGAAGCTAACTCAGAGTTTGAGTTTCATTTAGATCATAAAGTAACCGAAGCCACTACAGGAGTATCAGTATCTTATAACACCAGTAATAATATTAGTACTTTTACAGTGCCTTATAGATTAAGAGCAAATATGAATATTATTGGTAGGTATCTAGGTAGTGGAGAAACAAGCACATTTGTTGATGCAGATGGCACAGCAAAAAATTTATTACCAAGTCAATTAATACAAACTACTAATACCACAGATGGGTCTACTTCTACTATTACAGCCACAGGAGATTTTAGAAATAGTAAGTTTATTATTGGAGAACCTTATGAAATGCACTATAGATTTAGTAAACAAAGATTAACAGAACAAGGTGCAGGTTCACCAGAATACATAGGAGGTCGATTACAATTACACCATTTTTATATTAAATATGAAGATGCTGGATTTTTTCAAGTAGAAGTAACACCTCAAAATAGAGATACATCTGTACATAAATTTACTGGTCGTTTACTTGGTTCCTCTTCTGCTTTTATTGGACAGATGAATTTAGATACAGGAACATTTAAAGTACCCATAATGAGTAAATCTGACAGAGTAGATATAGATGTAAAGAACAATACTTTTTTGCCTACAAGATTAGCTGGTGCAGAGTATGAAGGTGTTTTCCATATAAGGAGTAGAAGAGTATAGTGGGATATTTAAGAAAATCAAATCTTAAAGATTTTAAATATGTAGTAGATAACATGAGAGTTATGGATAAAATCGAAGCTTTGTATCAGACAGGCTTGAGTCCAAAAGATGCTCTTAGTTATACCTTCTTAGGTAGTAAAACTAATATGACTGTTGCTGATGATAATGACCAACCAATAGGATTATGTGGTGTGCAAAAAGATGGTTGTATATGGTTTGTTGCTACAGATGAATTGTTTGATAATAAAAAATATAGAATACAATTAATAAGACAGGGCAAAGAATGGGTTGATAATCTACTTGAGTCTTAT